GCCCTCCCTTTTAGTTGATCAAATAGATCTATTACATCAAGTTTGTAACTTTGACTGATCTGTAATATTGGTTCCTATCTGCTGTGAAAGTATCACCATCAGTAGAGCCATCACTCTTCATTACGAATGGATTAGCGATCATTCCATATCGAGTTTTAAACCCGATTTTTGGTTGGAATGTGCTAGGGTCAATAGCCCTTACCATTTGTAGTGGAACGTATGGACAGTAAAAAATACCAGCGTCATATGGGCTAGTACCTTTATATCCTACTACGTAGAACTGCGATGCAGCTCCTGTGTTAGCTGAATAAGGATCTATGTAAACTCTGTAACGACCGTTAAGTACACCAGCGAATGTATTACCTGTGTCATCAACATTTAAATTAGTTGATAATGCTGGTGCGTAGTCTAAGACTCCGGACATAGCTAAAGCACTTGCAACATCTGATGAACAGATGATGAAGTTACCTTTTCCACGCCTTGTGTCTTGTGCGATTACGTTAGCGTCTCGTTCAATGTTAAACAGTAGACCTTTAAATCTTTCTACTGACCATCTACCGTTACTATCAACATCTAAGTCGAAAGTACCAGCTGTAGCAGTTGAGGCTGAGCCTGTTTTTGCTACTTTGTAAATAGTTCTAATAACCTCACGGTTAATCTCTGACAATATTTCTTGTGAAAGAATATTGCTGAGTTCCGATTCTGCGTCTAAACCATGAACTGCTTTCAAGTCTTGAGCTAGTTCAACTGTGTATTCTGCTTTCAATGCTCTTGATTTAGCAGTAACAGTTGTCTTCTCAATAGAGAAAGCCATTTCGTTAAGTGTGGTTGAATCACCAAAACCTTCAGCTGTGCTAGTTGCAACACCGGCACCAGTTGTGTAAGAACCGTCTACTGGATTAGATCCAGCGTGAGTTCCGCCACCTGAAAAGTCTGTGTCTGCTTCGTTAAATAAGGCCTCTCCACCAGTTTGACTAGTAAAGTGTGACTTCATTGCGAAGATTAGTCCTGTTGGACCAGACATTGGTTGAACACCACAAACGTCGTATGCCATTAAGTTTGGCAGTGCACGTCTAACTAACGAAATTAATATAGGATCATAGTTATCTACGCCAGAACCAGTTTGGTTTGCGTGGGTAGCCTCGAACAAAGCTTCCTTCTCCTCACGGAGAGCTTTTTCTTGGTTCTCGAGTACCACTGTAGTTACAGCTTTTTTATACGGATCTTGAATTGCTTCTAGCTCCGGATGTTCTAAAACTGGTCCCCACTTTTTTTGTAGTTCTTCTGAAAGATACATTGGTTGCTCCTTTTTACGTTTTGTTATGTGTTATAACCTAATTATTTATAAAAAAATTAACTTTTAACCTTATCAAATTTTGCTGCCTGACTAATACCTTTAACGTATCGGTCCATAACAGTTCCATCTTCTAAAGTTCCTTGGTCAACGCTATCGTCTAGCTCGTCGCTAGACTCACTAGCTTTTGCTTTAGGAAAATAATTTTCCTTAATAACGTTTAGCTTCGAAGTATATTCCTCTTCGTTCCCGAAACTAACTTCGTTCACTAGAGTACTAAACTTTTCTACTTCAGTTTCAGCTAGATCTGCGACCACGGAAGAGAATACTTTCTCCATTTGTAGTTGCTCTTTTTCTTCGCTGATTGAAACAGACTTACCAATCTCTTCGTTTAACTTAGATTTTAGTTCGTCAATTTCTTGCTGTTGAGAAGTTAAGACGTCAAGTTTTTCATCAGGAACATCAATATAATGTTCTGTGAATACATTCTGAAGGCCTTTAATAAAGCTTTCAGTAATCTCTGATCTTAGGCCACTCTCAATAGCCAACTCGTTTTGAGACATCCATTGCTCAGTTACATAACTAAGATATTTGTCTACGTTTTCTACGAGTTTTTCCTTAGCTTCGTCAAAAGCCTTACTGGCTTCCTCAACAAGTTCGGTTTCAATGATTTCTACTTGTTGATTGACTCTTGCTACAACCACAGTCTCGAATAATGAGGCTGCTTGTGTTTTAAATTCTTCGGAAAGATGCTCTTCGTCTGAAAATAAGTTGTTGATGTCATCTTCGAAAAGTGTTTCTGCTTCTGATTCTTCGGAATCTTCTTCCTCAGTTTCTTCTACTAGCTCTTCATCGTCTTCGATTTCTTCGACGATTTCTTCTTCACCGTCTTCGACATATTCATCTTCGACGATCTCTTCTTGATCTTCTTCGACTTCAACCTCTGAATCTAGAATTTCTTCTTCAGCTGAGGCTTCAACTTCTCCCTCTTCTTTGTAAACATTCCCTTGTGAGGAACTTTGGTTTACAACAGAACTAGGATCTGATGAGTCGTTAAAGTTCGGAGCTTTACCCGCGCCACTGTTTTGTGGACGAGGTGCAGAACCTGCTTTTGCTGATGCTTCCTTACCTACAGGACTTGTTAATCCGCCTTCTGGGTTACTAGAACCGCTTAGGTCTTGTTGTTCAGGATTTGGATTTGAACTACCTTGTAGAGGAGGGTTGGCATCTCCAACTTTTTTGTCTAATGGACGATGTGCATCCCCAGAAGATGTTGGCAAGTTTGCTTTGGAACTTGAACCTTGCATAGGCGGTTGTTGATCACCAGCAATTTGCTCATCTATACTTTCTTGAGGCTGTTGTTTGCCTTCTAAAAGTTCTCTGATTTTGGATTCTACTCCCATTTTTCTCTCCTTTATTGTATTAGGATTATTTATTTAAATAATTATAATAAATCGTATAATATTTATAATTATACGGATTTCTATTAATATTTAGATAGTTTTTGTAAGAAATTGTTCCAAACAATCATCTTTTGCTCTTCTAATTCTCCACTAGAAGCTCTATTAATAATTGCTTGTGATTGCTCAATATCTTGCTCTGTCCATCTCCCATTAACAAAAACCCACTCTTTACCCTCCATGATACCTTGTACAAAAGCATCTGGAGCTGAGGGGTCTGCAACAATATCTGCTGCTGTGGCAAGCATAAAGTCGTCTTGTACTTCGTTTATACCTCCCCTCTCTTTCAACGAACCTAATCCTCTAGATGAAACACCTAGTTGAGCACCTTCGCTAATAAGTTCTTTAACAATACGGCCCATTGGAGTATCCATTACCTTAGCTTTACCTATGTAATTACTCCCGTCCTCTTTAAGAGATACAATCATGTGGGAAACTCTGTCTAAATTAACTGTTGGACCTTCCGGGTGTCCTAATTCACCGTAAGCTCTTTTAGTATTAACATTTTCTTCAACATATCTGTTGACTTCCCTTTGCATTATCTCTTTAGGATATATACGTCCGTTTTTGTTCTTTAAATCTGATTGTAAGAATACGCCTTCTATAAAGACGTTTGGTTTCTTAGGGTCCTTACTCTCCTCGGTGAGGTATCTTATTTCCTCATTAAATTCTTTTATTAATCTCATTATCCTAAGCTTCCTCCGTCATAAACGTCGCCACTATCATTAGTGTCTAATGGTGCGTTTTGATGTTGTTGTGAACCGAATCCTGAGACCTTCGCACAGTCTACTATAACTGTTCCGCCGGCTCCCCCAGCAATTACGACTTCTATGTCTGATGTATTTTCGGAATTATCCGCGTATCCATACATATCTAAACTACCATTCTCTGCTAGTTCGTATAGGACAACGGAGTTACGCTGTACCTTAGCACTTGCTCCACTTGATAATGTCCAATGTAGTCCTTTTATATTAACTGCCGGGCTGCTAGCTGTTTCAGTGGATTTCTTTAGTGTAACGTTTAAGTCGATTGTCCCTGTTGCAGCAGTCCCTCGCACACTAACCACACCCTGGACTTGGGTAAGTTTTAAATTGTTTACTGTTACTGCCATTGTTGTTTTCCTTTAGTTAAAATTTTAGTATTTTTTCTTTTTACTATGAGATCCGTGAGATCCTTCTTCAAGTACCTCTACGTTAGGGTCATCCACTTCAACCTGTTCGATACCATGTTCGAACATTACTTTATACCATGCCACATTCCCGTTTGCATCTGGCTCTGCGTGTTCACCAAATATAGGTGTACCTTCATTCCACTCTTTGTGCATTATTTTACTAGCGCACATATGTTGGTCTCCAGGTAAGCTGCCTTTTGCGACACCATCTACAGGAGATTCTGTTAGTTCCCCTGTTCTGAATTCTTTAAATGTCTTCATTTGTTTCTCCTTCTACAGGTCTCCCTGTTGTTTGATCTATATCCACAAGCGCGTCATCTAATTTAACACCTTGAGGTTCCATATCAGGATCAACACTATGAGTTTTAAAAACATCTGCTGCCTTCTCCTGTCTCATGCCATCAACGATCTCGTTAGTCCTTGTAGACATAATATTGTTAAACTGATCTTGTGCATCAGATGTCTGGCCTTGGATAATACTATCCACCATATCTGCTACTGCACTATTGTCTTTTTCGTCTGTCATAACTCCTAAGCTCCATTATCTGGTCCGGGTTGAGGATTTCCTTCTCCCGGCATATCATTACTATTTATATCCGTTTGCTCTCCACCTTCTTGTGGAACTGCACTTAACGGACTCCACTGATATTGTCTTTGATACTGTGGCTCTGCCAATAATTCTGTATCAATAGTTTCAATCTCTTCATCAGTCAATTGTAAAACGTTTTTCTGTATCCAACGTTTACTAAAAAATGTTCCTATATACGCTGATAAACCATTTAAGACTTCAACTCTACTTCTGAGTATCTCCTGTTCTTTGCTTTCTGTATAGTAAGCATCAGTAGCAAACTCATATATAATATCGTCTTTAATGTCATCCCAATCTTCTGCCGTAATAACATTCTTTAATAAAAGCTGACTTCTTAACAAATCGTTAAAGAGTATGCTAAAC